TGTTATAGACCTCATTAAGAAATCAAGGAAGGATCATTGAACCTATTAATCATAGGTGATCCACATGCTCACCCAGAGTATGACAACAGTAGGTTTACTACACTAGGTAAGTTCATAGCTCGGGAGAAGCCTCAGATTGTAGTCTGTATAGGAGACATGGCTGACATGCCTAGTCTTTCATCCTATGACAGGGGAACTAAGGGGTTTGAAGGGAGGAGATATAAGAAGGATATCTCTGCGGTCATAGACGCGCAGAAAAAGATGTTCACACCCATACGTAGAGTGAGGGGCTACAAGCCTAAGCTATACATGTGTATGGGGAATCATGAGGACAGGATAGTTCGTGCGGTGAACACTACCCCCGAATTAGATGGGGCTATCGGATTACATGACCTGAAGTATGAGGACTTCGGGTGGAAGGTTACTCCTTTCAAAAGGAGTGTAGTTATACAGGGAATCTCCTTCAGCCACTACTTCACGTCCGGTGAGGCGGGAAGCCCTATCAGATCAGTACACATAGGCCATGCTTTGGTTACAAAGCTCCACTGCTCTGCAGTGCAAGGACATTCCCACTTATTTAATCACTCTGAACAGACTCGCCCAGATGGTCAGAAGATATTTGGCTTGTCTGCCGGGTGCTTTTCTCACCCTAGGTATACTGAGTCTTGGTGCCAAGACACTGAGTACCAGTGGTGGCGTGGGGTTATCATGTTAGAGGGGTTAGATGGTGAAGGGTACTACAACGAGCTTAGGGCAATAACTCAGAGAAGTCTGAGGTAACTTCCCTAACTGCTGTTACGCAGCCTGCTGGAAAGCAGGTAACTGAGTACCCTATAGGCTTATCCTTCTTCTTATGCTCCTCAAGAGCATCGTCAAAGTCTAGTGTGTTACATATCTTTATTACTTTTTCATCTTCGTACTCCATCCAGCCGACAGAATAGAATGTAGGTAGGTGACAGTCTTCAGCTATCACCCATCCATCATCTGAGATGATGTCAACCCATTCTATTATGACGAGTCTTTTTTCTTTTTTTCCAGTGGTCCGGGAAGTATCCAACCCAAGATCATTGGAACTACAAATATTAAGACTAGCAACCATCCACCCATCTCCACAAGTGATCCAAGTAAAGTCCAGAAGTTATCGGGAGCGCAGCTACTCATAGCTTCGTTTCCTATCGGCGTGGCTGCTGTCACCACATCGGCTACAAAGGCAGTCGTCGTGGCTCCCAGTATCGGTGCAACTGCACCCCCCGATAAGACAGTCCCCGCAAGAGCACCCGTTCCCCCTGCTAGGCCCACTATCCCTGCTTTCTTTAGGGTCGTACATCCTACTGTACAGGCACATCCGGCGATGACCACCAGCCAGTAACCCACCCGACTACAGCCACTACTACTATTATGCCTACCGCTACCCAAAATCGTTTCTTTCCAGCGCTTAATTCTTTCCATTTATCCATGTCGTCTCCTATAGTGTGAAGCTATTGCCGCACCCGCAAGAGGAAGCTCCTGTAGGTGGTGTGAAGTGAAAGGTCGGTCTAAAGGGGTCATCTACCCAGTCCATCGTAGCGTCACCTAATAATTCCAAAGAGGTGGCATCTGAGAAGATTGTCTCTGTCAACATCTCTGCGTCTTGAGGTATCTCCGTCTGCGGAGTTAGCTTGATTTGATAACCTGAGCAACCCCCACCTTCTAAGTACACGCCTAAGAACCCTTCTCCATTTAGGGTCTGGTCTACCTTTCTTTGTGCTGATTCCGTTATTGTCATTCTTCGACATCTTTATATAACTTCTTTATACCGTTAGACGTTGTTGATGTAAATATAAAAGGTAACAACCCATGAACCAAAGCGCTCAATGACAAAAGAAATAATTTCAAAGCAAGGCTCCACGCAAATTTTGCGTGTTGCATCCAAGTCATCTGTGTGTCGTATAAATGATTCATAGTACTTTTGCAACTACGATGTTTCCTTCTTTGTTTGTTTTCAACTCGACTGTACGTTTTTCGCATGTGAATCGAGTCTTCCCGGATGCCGTGTCTTTCCAACCATTTCTTTTCAAAGTACGTTTCATACTCAGGCATCCAGACATCCCCATTTCTACCCATTGGCCTGTGCTTGGATTCTCCCAATGGCCCATCCACTCTTTAAGATTGTCGTTCATGTACAACAGTAGGACAAACATGACTTCCATTAGTGCGCTCCATTGCTGAATTTAATTTGTGCAACTTTATCCTTTAATATCTCTACCTTCTTTTCTAGGGCTTCTATTCTCTGTCGGTAGAAGTCAAGGGTAAGTGCCTGTTGTCTGTCGAATGGAGCATTACCACCCTCAACATTATTTAATAGCTTCTCAAACTCGCCGCTGAGGTGTTCTATCAACATGAATTGTTCTGCATCGGCTGGGAGCGCCCCGAGCTCACCCCTAGGCCACTTCTCAGTAAAGGTCGAGTTCTTGGTAACATCGGCAGACATGAGTATCTGGTTGGTTTCAACCACGTTCAGTCTCTCAAGTATCCCAAAGTAACCCCATGCTCCTACACAAACTGTCCCTATTAGTCCGATCAGGTTTCTAATCGGCATTCCAACGCTAGTCTTATCACTTAGACTAACATCATCCGCCATATGGGTTTCCCTTGGCTGTCTGCTCTGGGCTACCCTTCGCCATCCATTCGAATATAGATTCGTGCTGAACCATTATTTCATTATCTACATCTCTTAACGCAGCATCAGCTTGTTCCAACTTATCAATAGCCTTCCATAGTTCCTCAACCTTAAAGTTAAGGACATCTAGGCCGGATACCGCTCTTTGTATTTCTGTCTGGAATTGGTCTGACTTGTCAACAAGGCCGGATAATCTCTCTACCTCTGAGGATAATCCACTAGCCCACCAGATAGCACCTACGGATTGGGCAATAAGGAATAAAGCTAGGGTGATTACTCTAGAATCTACGTTCATTATGACTCCTTAAAGTCTTCTAATTCTACTTTCGGAGGAGCCATACCCTCCGGCCTATCAAACATCTTCAGGTTCTGTCCAGAAAATACTATGCAAGTTCTATCCTCTCTAACATGAAGGACAGCAGCAGTCTTCGTATTGGGATTATGTAGCACAACTATTCCGGTGGTGGGACTCTCCTCAAACGTCATTGAGATATGTACTGCGTAGTCTTCAGTTAGGGCTGACATCATTTCAGTCATACCCGGAGTACAGATGGAGGGGTAAGGAATCATCAGCTTCTGGGCATTCTCTGGGGGCCCTGATTTAGCTACGGACGAGAAGAGTAGTAACGTAGCAATAGCAATCCTTGTAAGCACGTTAGTAGAGTAGGTCGCCCACATCTGCGCCTATACCACTCTGCCTATTAGACCACCTTATATTTCTGTCGGTGCCTATCGGAGAGACGTGCCTTACGAGGGGCTCTGCATATCTGGATGCTCTCTCGGCTGCTGCTAACGCCCTCCTTATGTCATCCAAGTCTACCTCCTCTTCACCCTCAAGTAGCTGGTCGTTCATTACACGTACTAACTTCACTACAGAGCTTGGTATGAGCCTTCTTTTTGCGCGGGCCTTCATCGCCTCCGGCGCACTAGACCCATACTCTAACAGCGCTTTCAGCATCTTTGGCTTTGAAAGAGCGGTAGCAAACTTACGAGCACCTATCAAAGCCGTTAAGATAAGAGCTAAACTAGCTCCTCCTGAAAACGCTCCTCCTGTGGCAGCCCCGCCAACCAAGGCTCCTCTTATTGCACTACCTACGCCCATATTACTTATACTCTTAACTCCCTGCAGTTGTATTCTACGTACCAGCATCTGCTGAAGCTCTGGGTCTATAGGGTGGTCCCTAAGGACCTTCACTAACGCCTGCATCTCCTTCATTGTGGTACCAGAACCTTTGAGCACAGATGCTACCATCTCTGGGTTTGACTCTATGCCGGTGGATCGTATTAGGGCTTCGACATTTAGTATGCCATCTCCCTCCCTAACAGCGTCGTCAAATACATTGTTTAACCACCGTTGGGAAGCCATTTTATATACCTTTGGCCCTATCAGGTCCTCTAAGTGCTGTAAGAATACAGGACTCCTATTCTTAAAAGCTGTGTCGAAGAGCTCATCCATCTCTCTTGTTCCTGCCTCGTAGTATTCGTTCCCACTTTTAGGTACAAGATGCCTTCTCTGCCAAAATGCCTTGTTTACTTGCCCAAACCTTCTTCCAGCGGGGGTAGCCACGGACCGCCAAAAGTTTTTGTTAGTCCGTGAAGCCGCCTCAAACAACTCTTTTACAGACTGGGCCGCCTCCGGCGTAACATCCACCATAGCTCCTGAAGGATGAGGTACAGGCCCCCCAGTGCTAAAGAATCTTTCCATAGAGTCGTTTAGAGAAGAGTTTAACTTAGCAAGTTCCGCGTACCCCTCGTCTCCGGGATTTAAGTTGTCCAACTCTTTACGGACCGCCTGTTGTAAATCTCTGAATCCGTCTACTGATTGCATCCTGTCTATTATTGAAAGCTCCTCCCCTACCCACTTCCCTATCTTATCTGGGGGAGGCCTCCTTAGCGATCTGGAGACGCCACCTGCGGTAACTGTAGTTTGTAAGCCCCCTCCCCGTATCTCGTCAACAACATCTAAGAAGGGCCTCATATCAACTACCCTGTTATTCCCGTATAGGTCGTTCGCAGCTTTGTATGCTGTCTTGTACATATTGTCTATAGACCTAAGTGTTTTCTCTCCGTATTCCTTAGCTGCCGCATACATCTGTTCAGATACGGAGTGCTTACTCATCCCGAATGATTCAGGTAACATGCCCTGTATCCTGTTGAGTAGGAAGTCTTTTGTCTTCCTAGCTGTTTTCTCGTACTGCCTCAGAGCTCCACCACGAAGCCCCGGTATCTTTAATGACCCCGGACCTAATGCTTGGACAAGACCTAGCTTGGATGCTGCGTAAGAAGGAGCTAGTTCAGGCATTTGTAGCGTTAGGTAGGGAGCGAGAGTGTCCCTAGCTCTTTTCGTGGCATCCTTTCCACCAAGGACACCATACCTTAGGGCGTTTCCACCCGCCCTTAGTACGGGGAAAGCTCCTTGGCCGTAGGTTTCCCAGCCAAGACCACTCTCTAGCGATCCTTTTATGCCTGTCCCTCTCTCCCAAGGCTTAAATGGAGTTCCACTCCATGTACCCCAGCCGCCCTCAGACTCTCTATAATCTTTATTCCAAGGAAGAGCAAGTGAAGCCTGATGGAACGCAGTCCCTATTGCGGGAGGAGACAATAACCCCCCCAACACCTTGAGCGGAGCAGTAGCGAACCTTCCTCCCGGCACAGCCTGTGATTGTATTGACATCCAAGCAGGGATGGTTCCTACAGCCTGCCCAAGCATTTCCGCCCTTTCAGGAGTAGTCTGCTCTTTTAAGAAGTCAAAGGCCTGATCTCCCCAAGTTGGGGGGTTAGTCATAGTCTCGCCTAGGGCGCTACCTGTCTCTTCCACAGTCCTCTCGATGATGTCATCTTTCTTGGGGTCAAACGCATCTTGGTCAACAGTGGGTACTTCAGGGATAGCTCCCCATACCCGCTGCTCTATGCCAGACCGTCTCTCGAAGGCCTTGAACTCTTCGGCTGCACGTTGGTGGTGTGCTGGGTCTTCTGACTCCGCCAGTTGACGTATCAGTTTCTCCCACTTATCACGGTGGGTAGTCCACTCATCCCAACTTCCAAAGGCTGACCTATCTGCCATTACAGTCCCCTCTCTTTCTTTAGCGCGTCTAACTGGTCCAATACTGTAGCCCCCTGCGTTTTAGCCATATCTCTAAGGATGCCTGTCTCTTCATCAATACCCCATGTTGAGGGCTGTGGGTACTTAGCAAGCTCATTTTTAGAGTAGTTCCTCCTTAGTGTAGCCAGCCTACGAATCATCTTAACCGTCTCTTCTGCAAACTTCTCTGAGATAAATGGCCCCGTTAAATTAGTCCTCTCCTTAAACGTCATATACTGGTCTTTAAGTAGTCTGTCGTTCGTGCTATACAACCTAGCAACTAAGGTTGCTAGGGCGGATGACATTAACCTAGCTGCTATCCTTGAGCTCCATAGCGCGTCCGGGCTACTCTCTAGATCAGCCCGCCCCTTCTTCAACTCAGACCTAAACTTTTCTAAGTCATTCTCTGCTTTTTTCAAGGCCGGGGTATCGATACCTGATGACCTTGCTAGGGCTAACTGATCTTCCAGTTCTGCTATGGAGCTTTGGCTTATCTCTAAAAGAGCGGCGTTACCTTGTTCCGGCACAACGGAGCCATCACCCCACGCACGTATAACGTCCCCAAACAGTTCCTTGAAGTTATCTATGGATAACTGGAACGAAGCAACGCCCCCAAGGGAACCCGGCGGCATCTTCTGAATAATGTCCGTTATCTCTAGCACAGAGTTTGCTTGATTAAGTTTCTTGGTGTGTACCCTATAACCTTCCGACTTCAGGGCCTCTCGGTTGCTTAGAGCTAACGCAGTTGCCTGCTCGTTAGGCATCGATATAGCGCCTTGTTTGGCAAGCCAATCCGCATAGTCCTGCATTGCAGCGTTCTGGGGATCGTAATTGACAGGAGTTCTTTGCTTGGTTGGGTCTGTTATAACAAAACGAGTAGTGCCTTCCTCATAAGGAGCGAATCCCGGTAGGTTTAACGCGGATAGCTTAGCCAGCAATACTTGGTCATCATAATCATTCGTATTGAAACGAATGGTTGTGTTGCTTTGGTTAGGCGAAGTTGTGTAGTATTCCCTTCCCCCAAACAAACTTCCTCCTTCTGGGGCCTTAGTAAACTTCTTTCCGTACTCCTTACTAAGGTCGTCCATTACGGACTTGTGTTTAGCATCCCATCTCCACGGCAATGAGTAAGTAACAAAATCTGGGTTCTCTATAGCAAACATCTTTAGGCCTGCTTCCTGTGCTTTTTGGTAGGCCTCCGCATTACCCCCCTCTCTTATAAACTTCGCCCGTTGTTGCCTTAGAATACCCTTATCTATCGTCCCGTCTTCTCGAAGGGCTGCATCTATGGAAAGGTTCGAAGCATCACTAGCGTCTAGCGTCTGCCCCTTCGTTATTGCATCTATCCTAGCACTCTCGTAGGCATAGTCAGGACGAGCCTTCTTGTGTATCTCCAGTAGCTGAGTTAGAGGGAACCCTGTCTCCCTTGCCAAGTCCAGAACATCAGCCTCTGTCTCAGGCATAGCCATAGCGTAAGCAGCACTGGTCATCTGCTTTACACGCATCTTATATAGCTCTCTCCTGCTTGCATCCCCGCTAGAGCCTGTGCTAGTAGACCAAGCTATCTCCTTAGGAGCCTTACCATATAAAGCCCTTAAAGCGTTCCTACGTCGCTGGAGCTTATCTCTCTGGGCGGTTATCCTCGGGTCCATGAACCCTACAGTCGGGAAGGCAGGGAGCCTCCCTACGGTTGATACCGTCTCTGCTAAACGAGCAGCGTAAGAAGGCTCCTCAACCACCTCTGTCTCCACATCCGTAACAGGCGTAACAGGCGTAACATCATCGTCTTGTAGGAAAGTAAGTCTGGACCTTATTTCGTCGTCTACAGCAGCTCCGAGCTTGCCGTCGAAGTAACCTAAGTTACCTCCCTTTAGTATCTGCCTGTTCCTGAGGTTGTAATCAGGATGCTCTGCAGTAACGACTGTCTCCTCGTCGTCAAGAAATGACAGCTTCTTCTTTTTCTTTCTTTC